TTACTAAGGACATGAACAACATGCGTGATCTAGAGACACTGTTCAGAGAAGTTAACCCAGGACTAATCATCTTTGACCAGCTAGACAAGGTTGATGGCTTCAAGTCAGATGAACGTGAGGATCTTAAACTGGGCAAGATATACAAGTGGGCAAGAGAACTTGCAAGATCGTATGGTCCAGTTATTGCAGCATCACAGTTGTCTGCATCAGCAGTAGAAATGAAAGACCCACCATTCATAGGCTTGGATGCACTGCGTGGCTCCAAGACTGACAAGCCAGGTGAAGCAGATGTAGTGATAACAATTGGCAAGTACAAAGAACCACAGAGTCCCGAAGAAGAAATGATACGTACCATCAATGTTCCTAAGAACAAACTACCAGGAGGAGGAGTCAAACAAATCGAGTCAGATAGACACGGACAATTTCTAGTAACCATCGATCCCATCAGGGCTAGATACGAGTAACACCTTTAAGAAAGCTTTTGGAAAACCATGACCAAAACATTTATAGCAATTGACGTTGAGACAACGCTCAATGGCAATGATGACGTAGGACTAGCTCATCCTATGCACCCAGACAACAGAGCTATAGCCTTCGGACTATGTGGCAGCAAAGATGGTGACTACCCATTTAGTACATACGACCAAGATAAGTTTGAGTACTTACTACGAGTACAAAGACCAGATGCTTTTATCTGTGGACACAACTTATCTTTTGATTTGATGTATCTCTACAAGACTAGCACTGACCTACAGTATGAGCTACAAAGACGTAAGATTTGGGATACACAGTTAGCAGAGTACATCTTAAGTGCTCAGCAAACTAAGTTCTCAAGTCTTGATGAATTGTCAGTCAAGTATGGTTTACGTATCAAGGATGATGGGATCAAGAAATACTTTCAAGCAGGTCTTGGCTCTGACAAGATTCCACCTGAAGAACTAATCCCATACCTAGAGCAAGATGTACAGAACACTGTGCAGATTGCAATGGTGCAATACAAACGAGCGATAGAACAAGATCAGCTACCACTAATACTCTCTCAGATGGAAGCACTCCATGCAACAACAGAGATGCAGTTCAATGGCTTGCACATTGACAAAGCAAACCTTGATGAGTACACAGTAGAAGTAGTCAACATGTATGTTGAATGCAAACTTGACTTGGAAGAGTTGTCTATCAAACATGCAATCGAAGACATCAACAGTCCTAAGCAGTGGTCACAGTTTTTCTTTGGAGGTAAGAAGAAGATACGTGTGAAAGAAGAAGTAGGTCTATACAAGAATGGCAAGACGAAGTACAAGCTCATGGATAAAACCATAGATATAAAGCCATTCATCAGGTATACACCAGACCCAGACAAAGTGTCTGCTAAGACAGGACAGATCTCAGTAGATGACTCTGTATTGAATGACATGCTCAAGCATACGTTTGATCCAGAAGCCATCAAGATCGTTGAGAAACTACTGGAGTATCGTGAGCTATCAAAGCAGCTCTCAACCTATGTACAAGGGCTTAGCAAGCACGTTATAGGCGACTTCATACATGGTAAGTTGAATCACACAGCAACTGTCACAGGTCGCTTGTCATCAACCAATCCTAATTTACAAAACATTAGCAACAACCCTATCAAACAAATCTTTAATTCAAGGTTTAATGATGGTGTGATTGTCGAGGTTGACTTCAACCAACTAGAAGTTGTAGCTCTAGCTCATGTTACTAGAGACAAACAACTCATCAAAGATATATCAGGTGGCATTGATATACACAGTGCTTTGTACGAAGGTATGTTTGGTAGACCACCAACAAAGGAGGAACGTAAACCATTCAAGGCAAGAACATTTCAACTGATCTATGGTGCTGGTGCTAAAGCCATTGCTAAACAAGCAGGATGCAGCTTTGAAGAAGCTAAGAAGTTTGTAGATGTGTTCTACACACGCTATCCAGACGTAGCAACATGGCACACAAAGTTTGCAGAAGAGGTAGAAAGCAAGTCTACCTACGAACTAGATGATGATGGGTTTCGAGAGAAAGTAAAGACGTTTGTTTTAAACACTGAGACAGGACGTAAGTTTTTGTTTAAGGAATATTTTAACGACAGTAGTTGGTCTACAAGAACCTACAATTTCAGTCCAACTGAATTGAAGAACTACCCAATTCAAGGTCTAGCAACTGGCGATATTGTCCCAATGATGTTGGGAGTTATCTTCAGATGTATAGAAGGCAGAGATACCGTGAAGATGGTTAACACTGTTCACGACTCTATTATGTTTGATGTCCAAGGTGATGCTGCGGATGGTTTTATAAGGGAGGTAACAGGAATACTCAAAGACACGCACAAGTACTTTGAGGAAAGATTTAAAGTGCCGTTGGCTCTGAAGCTCAATGCAGGAGCATCAATCGGTAAAAATTGGTTTGATATGAAAGAGTTATAAAATGACAATGATGACAGGCATCGTAGAGGCTATCTCTACAAAAGACGTAAATACTAAGTTTGGTAGCAAGCCTACTTATTCTCTTAAGGTTAATGGCACATGGGTTAAATGTGGCTTTAAGAATCCTAACGCAGGTGCGGGAGATGAAGTAGAGTTTGATGGCAACACAGGTACTTATGGTCTTGAAACCAAAGAAGTAAACGTTCTCCGTAAAGGAGCTGGAACACCAGCCCCAGCTGCTACTAGTAACACTGCAACCGCAGTGCCTAGAACAACAGGTAGCGGGTATGCAGCTAAAGTGTTTCCAATCCCTCCTCTACATGGAGATCGTGCAATTATTCGTCAGAACGCACTAGCTCGTGCTACTGATATGTACATTGCTGCTCGTGGTGGCAAGCCTTGGGAGTTAGAAGGAAGCAATCTTGACTTTGTTATCTCTCTTGCACGTAAGTTCGAAGCTTACACAGCAGGTGATTTAGACTTAGCAGAAGCTGAAGCAGAATCTGCCGTTGAGTGATCTTAGGGGGCGTAGCAATACGCTCCCATTTTTTTTAGAAAGATATAAATGAGAGCACTAATTGACGGAGATATTGTTGTCTATCGTGGAGCAGCATCAGCTAATGAGGATGAACAGTGGATAGCTCAAGCAAGAGCTGACCAAATGATTCAAGACATTTTGGCTGACACAGGAGCTACGTCTTACAGCGTTTACCTAACAGGTGGTGGTAACTTCCGTAGGGAGATAGCACCCAGCTACAAGGCTAACAGACCAGACGAGCGACCAACACACTGGGAAGCAGTACGACAGTTCCTAGTAACACAGCACAAAGCAATCGTCTGTAACGGCTACGAAGCAGATGATGAGATGGGCATACAACAGGACAAAGAAGCTGGAACAACAGTCATCTGTAGCATAGACAAAGACTTACTACAGATCCCTGGGAAGCACTACAACTTTGTAAAGAAAGTCTTTCAGGAGGTAACTCCAGACCAAGGCTTAAAGTTTCTATACATGCAGAGTCTTGTAGGAGATCGTAGTGACAACATCATTGGCGTAGCTGGCATTGGTCCAGTAAAGGCAGAGCGAGCACTAGACGAGCTATTGCCTGAAGAGTGGTACGACAAGTGCCGTGAACTCTATAGCGATGATGAACGCTTTCACCTCAACATGAAACTGCTATACATATGGCAGAAACCCAACGACAGTTGGGAACCACCAATCACACAGGAACAACATGATTAAAGACGTAAACATGCAGCACATGACTATGCGAGAGTATGTAGCTGTAGCAATGCTCTCAGAGCTAGGCAGCAAAGATGCTGTCTTAAAAATGATTAGTGAGGGAGAGATAACCTCAGTTAATGTCATAGAGACTTCCTTTGCATGGGCAGATAATTTTATGAAAGTACGTGAAGAGAGGCTCAATGCCAAGACCTAAACGACATAACCCATCTGGGTATCGCAGCGGCTTAGAGTCTAGATTTCAAGCAGCTTGTGAAGCAAAAGGATGGAAGCTAGGGTACGAACAAGACAAGATCAAGTACGTGATCCCATCAAGTAACCACACCTACACACCCGACTTCACTGTTACTAATAACGTCTACATAGAAACCAAAGGTCTATGGACTGGATCAGATAGGAAGAAGGCTGTGCTCATCAAGCAGCAGCACCCAGAGATCACTATCCTTTACGTGCTACAGCGCAACCAAGGACTGTCTAAGAAGAGTAGCACCACCTACCTAGACTGGGCAGCTAAACATGAACTAGATGCTTGTCTGTTCTCAGACACAGCACATTGGCAAGATTACATAATAAGGAACTTATGATTGAACTAACTGTATTGGAGGCTACGTTGATAGTATTGAACCTAGGCTTAGCTTACTTCAACTTTCAACTAACTAACGATTTGAAAAAACACAACACTGCTATGGCAGTGATGCTGTATGGTATCCACAATGGCAAGCTAAAGATTGTGGGTTTTGAAGATGGATTTAGAGTGGAGGCAATATGAAAATCTCACTAGAAGAAGTAAATAAAAACAAAGAAATAATCAATGAGGTTAAAACTCGTTGGCAAAAGCATGAGAAGAACATGAACATAAAGTCTCCCTTGGAGTACTTAGATGAAATCAAAGCAACTACTGAAGCTTCTTTTGAAATAGGTACTTTCCCTAGTAATAGTGCTTTTGATAGAGAGACATACAAAACTGGAGATGGTGACACCATGCAAGCTGCTAGACCAGGAGCTATGGATCACAAGAAGTACAAATCAAAAATCACATGATTTATATTGGAGACACAAATGAAATACGATCCAGACAATTCAGAACACACAGAACTAAAAGCTAGAACTTTCTATGAAAATAGATCTCGTGCAGTACTAAGAGCACACCCAAATTGTAGTGACCCCGATCACCCAGGTTGTGACTTATGTGAAGAGGACGAAGATGATGACATTCAAAGCTATGCCGATGATCAAGATGACATCCAACAGTATAAATAACGTTACTAAGAACATCTTTTATGCTCTAGTGGAATCACTCCGTGCTCCAACTGCTGAAGAAATGGCTATAAAAGAGTTGGAAGGTGCAAAGCGTGAGCTTCTCAACATGCTTACCGCCCAAGACTACTCCAAGAGAATGGTGGAATACCACCTTGACAGAATTAAACGACTAACTAACTACCTAGCAAAGGCTAACAATGAAGGAATCTAGACACGACAAGATAAGAGTGTTGCTTTTAAATGCTAATGATGGGTTAACAACTAGTCAGATAGCTAAGCAGCTAGGCTCTACCTACAAGAGTATCCAGAAGACCATGAATAACATCTATGGTGTCTACATAGATCGCTGGGATGTACCTAAGCGTGGTCAATTTGCAGCAGTATGGATGTGTGTAGACGTACCTGAAGACGTACCACACCCTACAGACAGGTATTTACCTAAACCAACAACTATATGGCAAGAAAACTCACCCTATAAGAAGCTCCAATGAAGAAACAAGAGATGATTACCCTGCTACGTAGTGCAGGTATAGACGAGAATGCTGTCACCTTGGCAATTAATGCTTGGGAAATGGGAGCTGAGTGGCAGAAAGAGGAGTGTTGTTTAGTCTTAGATGGTCTAGCTGCTAAGGACAAACTAAGCAACTACTACTTAGTAGCAGCCAATATCATACGGGAGATGCCATGACAGAGAGACACATAGGTATATCAGTACCACATAGACTTGTTACTAGTAGCATTGAAGAGGAAGAAGCTTTCAATGACGTAGAACGAATGTCTAGGATTAAACAAGAGATCATCCGTAACCCATCTAAAGAAGCTCAACTGATAGCTGAAGTAGCCATACTAACTGAAGCAGTTAGAGTTCTAGCAGCCAGGGTTAAGGAACTAGAGTCTAAATAATGGATGTCTTACTAACTCTCTTTGTTCTACTAGGCATAGGTATTTGTGTAGGCATAATAATTCTTACTGCCATCTACCTTATTAACCTAGAAGACTGACAAAGCTAATTGAACGTGTTTGATTCGGTCATCTAGACCGATAGTTCCACCATTGATTATCTTGGTACATCTAATGTAGTCAAGGGCATCCGCTGGAGCATTGAGGTTGTGGGTAGACCAAAACCATCCACCTGTGAGAGCAGCATACTGGGGAGTAGAAACAAGATCAGGGTTAGCAACAAAGTCCATACCCAACGCTTTACCAGCGTGAAAGTACCCACTATGCCCAGTGAGCTGAATAATTCCGCGACCACGGAAACGATAACCGTCACCAGAATTTTCGTCACGGTTACCCATGCGTAGGCTATAGACAGAATTTGCGATCTTTTTAGAATTTCCAGAAAATTCATTAGCCTTCTCCATAGTAGGAAACCTCTTAGGCCACAGTCTCATTAACGTAGCAGCCTTGTAGTTGAGGTTTTCTTCTAGCAATCTAAAGTTACCACATTCATGGGAGCACTGTCCTATGAACATAGCCTTCTGGTTATTAGTAACAATGTTAAACCTTTGGAAGGTTTCATTGAGAGCATCAACCCATTGAGGACCGATACCCAATCTATGTAGTTGTTCAGCGTTGACCATTTACAGTCTCCATTACTTTGTTGTAGGCTGCGATACAGGCGTTGAGTTGTTGGGTGTTCCTGTCCCCTTGACTGGCGATGGCTGCAATAGCTTCAAGAGTCTGTCTGTCAGATTCGCTTCCCTGGGTGTCCCCACTTCCGCTGGAAGGGGTGGCACTTGGACTGTTTTGTACGCAACTTGTGGGGGCTTGGAGCCGCAAGCTACCAGAGCGAATAAGCTTAGTAATATCAGTTTGTTTCTGAGTAATAGCATTGTTAGCCTCCTGAAGTTTGTTTGATTGGTCATTAATCTGCTTGGTTAACTCTTGTTCTTTAGTACGAGCCTCTTCATTCTTAGCAGCAATCTCAGACTGCATCTCTTGGTCACGTTCAGCCCAACCCTTATGGTGTCCATAGCCATAGAACCCACCAAGAGCAAACATAACAGCTAGTATGACCCAAGGATTAATCATGTCTCACCCCTAGCAGCAGCTCTCTCATGTGCAATCTCTTCTTTAGAAGGATCAATAAAGTCTGGAGGTGTTGTAGGAGGAGGAGGTGCTCTCCACTCCTCATCAAGAGGAGGGTTAACCCATATAGGCATACTGTTACTAGGAACAACAGGAGCTACTACAGGAGTAGCAGCTACGGGTGTAGGAGTAATAACTGGAGGAGAGATCTTGTCAGCAACAGCTTGTACACCCTTGCGAGACATCACACCACCAATGCCACCAACAATGAGCAGCACAATATCGTTCAACATCTTGGCAAATGCTTGGTCAATTGGAGCCATACTCTTGATAGGCTGGACTACAAAAGCTAGGCTATACAGCATAAAAATAACTATGCCAGCAAGGATAAGAGTAACAAGCAGGACTACAGAAGCCCAGACTCGTACTTCAATTTCCTCTTGCGTCAGAAGCCGATTGGGATGGAACTTGGGTAGGTTGGACAATTTGTTTCTCCAGTACAGGTGCTACAAGGTAATCAGGACAATCTTGGGTAAATAAACAATCAGGACGTTGGCATCTCTTAGCAGAGAAGTTCTTTGGATCTTGACAATAATACCTATAGTGGTCATCACAACCAACTAAAAGCATCAGCACCAATAAATACTTCATTTGGATTCTTTCAGTTCTTGTTTCAACTTACGTAATTCTTTCATCTCTTTTTTTAATTGTGCTTTCATATAGAGTGTCTCTACATAAGCCATTGATGTTGCACCTACGATAATACAGAGCATTACTCCAATTAAAACCCACCAGATAAGTTTTGCAGTTGCCACATTAGCCATCCAAA